ATTGGCCATGAGCGAAGCGCTGCGCTTTGATCGCGCCGAGATCTCGTCCGACTGGGAGGAAACTCCCGAGGGCTATCTGCGCATCAATGCCACCTTCGCGCGCACCGGACTGCAGCGCTATCGGCGTCAGGACGGGAAGGAGGCAATCGAGTACCGGCCGGAGGAAGAGGTCTCCCGCAAGGACGCCCTGCTCTCCCTGGCGAACCTCCCGGTCACCCTGGAGCACCCGCCGGAGCTGCTGACACCTGAGACGTGCCGGGAGTACCAGCGGGGTCACACCGGATCGATGGTCGAGTACCGCTCACCGTTCGCGGTGGGCTTCGTCACGGTCACTGACCGGGAGGCCATCGACGCCATCAAGCGGGGTGATGCCCGTGAGGTGTCCGTGGGCTATCGGGTCAAGTTCGACGCCACCCCCGGCGTCACCCCCGACGGCCAGCGATACGACGGCGTCCAGAGGGAGATCTCAGGAAACCACGTGGCGATCGTGCGCAAGGGCCGTGCAGGCCCTGAGGTGCGGTTGCACATGGATTCCGCCTACGCCGTTGATCCCATCCCGGCCGACGGCCAACCACAACCCCAAACGGAGGATTCCATGACCGCTGTGGCAGCGCTCAGCAATGCCACCGAGGCCCTCGCTTCCGCCCTGTCAGCCCAGGTTCGGGCCGACGCCAAGGGCAGGAAGAAGGCACCTCCCCCCATGGCAATGGAGGAGGACGAAGAGGCCCGGGAAGGCAGTGACGACGAGGAAATGGAACAGTGCGACGAGGACGAAATGGACGGCGGTGGCGCCGCCAATCTCGGCTCCTACATGGTCTCCAAGAAGGACGGCGGCGGGAAGATGGTGCCCAAGGCCATGTACGACCGGGCCTGCGCCGAGCGCGATGACGCCATCGAGGCCCATGAGCGCGACCTGGGCCGCCTCGATGCCCTCGTCGATCGACTCGACTCGCTCGAGCTCGAGATCGACAGCCGCACCGATGCGGACGACCTCGACATCGACGCCCTGGTCACCGCCCGCCTGGAGCTGATCGATCGCGCCACGGCCATCACCGGCGAACGACCCACGTTCGATGGTCTCAGTAACCGCGAGCTGATGATCGATTCGCTCGAGAAGGTCGGCGTCGATCCGGAGCGCTTCGAGGGCCGCAGCGACGACTACGTGACGGCCACCTTCGACGCCTACGCGGAGCAGGGCATGGGCCGCAGCGACAGCGCCGACCCGCTGCTGAGCGCGATCAATGGCATCCCCGCCGATTCCGGCGGCCAGGACGCGGCCCGTGCGCGCATGATCCGCGCCCAGCAGGAGAACTCCCGCCGGGCCCTCACCATCACCAAGGAGTGATCCCATGGCTCAGACCTTCACGCCCACTGCGGTCAGCTCCGGCGAGGGCGCGCAGTTCAACTACCCCCTGCAGCTCGATCGCGGCCTCCCCGGCCAGATCGCTGATCTCGCCACCCTGCGGGTGATCACTGGCGCCAACGAGACCGGCAACCTGCTGGCCTATGGCGTCCCCGTCGTTGCCAACAGCGGCGGCGTTCTGGCCAACAGCTGCCAGCTGGCCACCGCCGCCGGCGCGATCCTCGGCATCACTGCCCGCTCCTCCACCCAGGAGAAGCAGAACATCCCGGCGATCGGTTCGGCCCCCAACTACAGCGAAGGGGTCCCGAGCCTCAAGGCCGTCAACATCCTCACCCAAGGGACGATCTACCTGGAGGTGATGGAGGCGGTCGGCCCTGGCGACACCCTGCGCTTCCACAAATCCGGCACCCATGCCGGCAAGTGGGGCAAGACCGCCAGCAATGGCAACACCCTCGCGCTGGCTGCCGGCGGCTGGGTGATCCGCAAGGCCGGCGCTGCTGGCCTGGTGCTGGCGCTGGAGATCAACACTCCAGCCCAGCTCACTTTCACCGCTGACACCGCACCCGGTTGAGGAGGCATCGACCAATGACTGTTCGCATGGACAACGCCACGCCGGGAGTGTTCCTCCTGCGTGAACTCGAGCACATCCTGCCCAAGGTTTTCGAGAAGACTTACGCGGAGATCCCCTACTCGCGGATCGTCCCCGTCTCGAATGAGGTCCCGGAAGGCGCCGAGACCTACAAGTACGAGATCTATGACAAGGTCGGTGACTTCGACCTGGTCGGTGACTTCGCCAGTGATCTCCCCACCTCCGACGTCCGTCGCGGGGAGATCATCAACACGATCCGCAACTTCGGCGGCTCCTTTGTCTACACCACCGAGGAGCTGCGCAAGGCGCAGTTCGCCAAGGTGTCCCTGGAGCAGCGCCGCGCCGACGCCGTGCGTGACGCCTACGAGCGCCGCGCCAACAAGGTGGCCCTCTTCGGCTACCCCGGTACCGGCCTGCGGGGTTTCTTCAACCACCCGACGGTCGACAAGATCGTGGTCACCGGCTCGTCCAGCGATGGCTGGTTCGACTCCGCCAGTGTCACCCCCGATCAGATGCTGGCCATCTTGAACGAGGGCATTACCTACCAGGTGAACGCCTCGAACATGGTGGAGCGCCCGGACACGATGCTGCTTCCCTACAGCGTCTACCGGAAGATCAGCACCACGCCCCGGAGCAACGTCTCCGATACCACGGTGCTGGAGTATTTTCTGCGCACCAATCCGTACATCACCCAGGTTGAGCCCATCAATGAGCTTGATCCGGCCAACTCCGGCGGCGCTCTCAGTGCCCCCCGGATGGTGATCTACAAGCGCGATCCCGGGAAGCTCCAGTTCCACGTGCCGATGCCGCTGAAGTTCCACCCACCCCAGCCCAAAAACCTGGCGTGGAGTGTGCCTGCAGAGGCCAAGATCGCCGGCGTGGCGCTCTACTACCCCAAATCCATCACCTACGTCGATAAGGGCTGAACCCCATGAGCCTCGCCATCGCCTACACCCCTGAGCTGGTTGATCCCGTCCTCGCCAACGTTTCCGGCGGCGCGGTTGTGGTCGCCTTCCCTGGAGAAGATAAGTGCCTGGTTCTCAAGCCGGGCAACAACTTCAACATCGACCAGGAGCTCTGGGCCCGCGCTCAGGAACTCACCCCCATCCGTGAGCTGCTTGAGCAGCGCCTGGTGGAAGAGATCGACCTCACCACCGAGAAGGTCAGCGAGACCCCGGCCGCGGCCGTCATCTCGATTGCCACGACCGAGCAGCGCGCGGCGCTGCGGCTGATCCATCACTCCCGTGAAGCGGCCCAGCTGCAGGCCTGGCACGACGCAGACGAGCGGATGGCGATCCGCAACGCCTGCAAGCGGCGCCTGGCGGAGATTGAGGAGGGGCAGGGCTGACCATGGCAGTCCCCAGCCGATCGGCATTTCTGGCTCGGTTCCCGGAGCTGGCGATCCACCCCGACGCCGTCGTGGATGGGTCGCTGGCGCTGGCCGGCCGGGTCTGCGGTGAGGACATCTGGGGGGAGCTGCACAGCGATGGTGTCGCCTACTACGCCGCCCATCTGGTGACCCAGCGGGTGCGGCAGGTGGGCGCCTCCGTCGATCAGCGGACGGCTGATCCCGCTGGAGAAGGTGTGATGAGCACCTTCTACGGCACGCAGTACGAGGCCCTGCGCCTCACCCTTCCGCTCACCGGCTTCGTCGTCTGATGCCCCTTCCCGTCGCTGCTTTCGCCCCGTGGGGCAATGCCCAGCTGACCTTCACAGTCAGCGGCTCTGCCATCACCACGGACGCCGCGACCGGGAACCCTGTCGCCAGCCTCGAGACGATCGAGGTCCTGGCGGCCTTGAAGCTCTCCGGCCCTGATTGGAGCTCAGAGCCAGGGGTCGACACCACGCTCTACCGCTGCAACGGCCGCCTGCTGTATCCCGCCGTCCTGGACGAGCGGATCACGAACGGCAGCAAGGCCGCGGCGGTGATCAACGGCCTCACCGGTCGTTTCGAGCTGGTGTTCGATCTGGCAATGGACGAGTCGGCGTATCCGACCATCCGCCAGTCGATCAGCGGCACGTTCCGGGTGCTGGGCGGCAAGCAGCTGCCTCCCCCTCCACCGCCCCCACAAGCCCCCTGAGGAGGACAGACCCATGCCGCTGGACCTGCGCATCGACGACGCCCTCAACGAAGCCTGGGACGACCTGTCGGCCTATCTGGGCCGCCGGTTCACCAAGGAGATCTCTGACGAAAAGTGGGATTGGCCCCGCGAGCCGACCCCGCGGGACATCGTCGACACCGGCAACCTGCGCCGCAGCCTGCGAATCACCCGTGGCCTGAGCCAGGAGCTCGAGACCTTCTTCGACTGGACAGCCCCCTATGCGGCCGTGGTGCATGACGGGGCGGTGTTCAAGGCCACCGATGCCGAGGGCAACGCCCGAAGCATGCCGGCCAGGCCGTGGACCCGGCCAGTGCTCTACGACCGCGACACCGTGGTCCGGCAGTTCGAGGCCAGGTTCAGGCTGGCCATGCGCCGGAGGGCCGGGCAATGACCCTGCCTGTGGTTGCCGGTTGCAGCGTCCGCCAGCTGCGTGAGGCCCTGCTCGAGCTGTTCGGTAGCGAACTGGGCACCTACACCCTTCCCAACGGCACCACCCAGCCGGCCCTGTATGTGGTCGGCCGGTCCCAGGTTCCGCCGGACTGGCGGGTCAGCGGCATCGAATGCGTGCTGACCAATCCGCCGCCCCTGCAGCACTTGGGAGGCCTCGGAATGCTCAAGGCGCAGCGGATCTGGACCCTCCAGTTTCGCTGTTACGACATCACGAAGGACCTCAGTGGGGTTCAGCTACTGGCGTACAGGGCCTGGCCCTGGGCGAAGCCACGTGGACTCCCCCAGACCGACAACACCTACGAGCAGCTCACCTACGAGCTGCCCGATCCCGTTCTGATCACCCCGCTCTAGGAGTAGCACCATGGCCAATTTCGCGATCGGCGCGGCCTTCCACAAGGCGCACCGCACCCTTGTTCGAGCTGTTCCCCTGGTGGCACCGCAGCGCCTGTTTGCCGTGCGCGACAGCGCCGGCTTCGTGTCGCTGCCCACCCTGCCCCCAAGCCAGGGCTACATCGAGATGCAGGGCATCACCAGCGGCAGCTTCCAGGTCGACGACAACGACCAGGAGTTTCGCCTGTTCGGCGATGACGGCTGGGCCGACTCGGTGACCACTGGCAGCCGGGTGCGCTCCAGCATGCGGAGCTACTTCATCAAGGACATCGAGGTGCCGGCTGGCTCCACGGTGCCCCAGTTCCGCGGCGACTACAGCGAAGACTTCGCCCTGATCGAGCGGGCCCGCTACGACAAGGAGTTCGAGATCTACTTCGAGATCCTCAAGGAGATGGGCCGCCTCAATGGCAGCACCGGCGACTACATCTACGACTACGCCGGCTTCAATGGCGTCTGCCGCAACTACAACGACGGCGGCCAGGCCGAGGGCCTCACCGAGATCAGCTTCGACGTGATGAGCCGCGGCAGGCCGGTGTTCGGCCGCTACAACGCCGGCGGCGCTCCCCTGACGATCGGCCAGATCCAGAACACCCTGCTGTTCCTGGTGGCCGGCACCCGTCAGGCGGCTGTCTCCCCCGTCGACAACGCCGACGACGTCGCGACCACCAGCAACGTGGTCGTCACCTTCACCAGCAACGGCACGGCCGCTCTCACCC